GTGCCTTTTTTCTTTGAGTAAGGGAACTTGCGTATCTGTATTCCCTTGCGTATTGCCTGTGCTATTTTAGCCATTGCAGTCTCCTCTCACAGACACGCCGCTGTTATGATCGGCATTATCATGCCATCAATAAAATCAATATTCATCTATCTTTCTCCTTTGCTATGCAGTAAGTTACTACCACTCCGAGCCAAGTGCCGAGTACGAGTCCTATAACCAAACCTGCCATTACCTTACTCCTACTGGATATCCAACTCTGCTACCATTGGAATGTGGTCGGAGGATAAATAGCTATACGCTGATGGTATCGGATACGCATTTACGATATTGATGTTAGGCGATGTAATAACATTGTCGATATACCACAGCGTCCCCTGCGGATTGTCATAATCGTCAAAGTCGGCACGCCTACTTGACCATGTGTAAAACTTTCCGAAGAATCCACAGTTCGCAAGATTCATTCCCTCATCAGAGAACAACTTGAATAAGCTATCTTCCTCGTTCGGCTCACAGTTGAAATCACCAAAGATGATATACCTGTCGTATTGCTTAACTATGTCAATAACCTCTTGACACTCAGTTATTCTCACATTCGCTTTATCTGCGCCAACAGATGGATGCACCGTTATAATATATATGCCATTGATTGTAGCTTCGGTATAGTATCTGCCAGTAGAAAGTTGCTTCGTCTCTCTCCATGAATGAAACTCTCTCGTAAACAACGCTGTCTGCGATCCAGTAATCGTGCTATGCGGATAGTAGTGACTCCAAAGAGCATCTCTTGCCCATACAGTATTTTCTTCATCCATTCGACTGTCAAATTCTTGAAAGCCGCATATATCAGGAAGATTATCACCGAAGAATTTTCTGTAATGCATCAGCTTTTCGTCATATATATTTGCTGGCAATCCCATGCCAGTTCCATACGCATAATGCCCAAGATTGTATGACATAACTTTCAGATGTTTTGGCAATCCTATTATAGTGACAGATATTCCGCTAGACCATATATCACTCGGATAAAGGGATGCTTGTGAATCTGCGTTGTCATAAGCAACCATTCTTATGTACTTAGTAGTAGGCGAAAAGACCCTTGTATTCGTAGTTGCTGGCACGTAGCTTGGCATGTATACAAGGTTTTTATTCTCGTCATACTCAGCTATAAGTACGAGCCACGTTGACGAATATTCAATTATATGCCCAGCCCCCTTGTAAGGGAGTTCAATGTAATCCGATACAAGCCTTTGCCAAGAACGTTCGTATGCTCCATCTGCATTAAGCGTTCCTAATCGCCATGAAGTATTCAGTAAATTGTTAGATAAGTCTCCGCTTGTACTGGTAGACTTATCTATCTTACGCATATTCGTTTTCCATACCCTTATTTTTGCCAATTTACCAGTAGTAGTGGACAGGGCTATGTATTTCTCATCCCCATTAATGTATAAATGATTAAGTCCTGAAGCAATATTTAGACTTCGCACATAACGCTTTGACGCATCGTACGCCGCACAATAATTCATATTTGCAGTAGATTCGACAAACACATCAACGGTCGGATCAACTTCAATATAATCAGTTCTATCCCAACCCGAATATGTCACAAAATCACCAGTATTTCGGTCAACATAAGCTCCTTGCACTATCGTATAACTTATGTCGTCATACACCATACCATCCAAACGGTTCTTGACGTTTGAAAAAACTTCTGAAATTTGTCCCCTGACAGCTTCGCCAGCCTGTGCATATTGCTTACCGTCTGCATCAACACGTATATTTGTAAGTTCCGCATCGCCCGTTGTACTCCCGTCCTGAAGAGCTGTAAACTCGGCTATCCCTGCTCTCGCAACAAGGTCGACTGCACCAGCCCTGCCGTCCTTGTAGCACTGTTCAATGCCGTCATGAATGGCTTGCCTTACCTCTCTCCCATATACAGCGTTTTTGATTTTATTGAGATATTCCTGTATTCCTGCCATGTTCTACCTCCGTTATGGAATGATTATGTCAGCGTTTTTGTCGGTTATGGTCACCGCCACGCCGTTCACCGTGATAGTTTCTATCGTGTTGACCTGTGCGCCTTCCTCAACGGTATCCGTGAAGTCGCTTAGTTCAGATACGTCCTCAAGTACATCAGCAACCTGATTGATGACCGCATTTATCTTGCTGTTCGCAGAATTGTTGATAGTGGTCAGCGTCTTTGGTGCTACCCCGAATGAGTATTGCGACTGTTCAGGATTTTCGAAGTCGAGCGACATCCTTGTGCATTGGAATGGAGCATTAACCCCGTGTGGTGCTGAGATCACCTGATTATACTCGCCCAGCTTTATGGCATCCGTGTTCACTTTCAGCAAATGCATGTCCACGGCTGACAGCTCTATCTGCGGAACGATATTCGCTCCCGATGCCAGCGCACGTTGACCTTTCTTTTTAAGAACGCTTGCCTTCTTCACGTCCTCCCACACCATAGACTTCGTGATCCGTCCGAATGTCGCTATGCCTGTCGCATCCTCAAGGTAGTCTTTGTTATCGTTTACACTTGCGATCGTGAGTCTGCGTTCAATGCCCTTCTTTGTGCCTTTGGACGCTCCGAGTGGTATCAGCACCGTAAATATCTCACCACCATCCAGCTTCTGTGAGAAGTCGAGCAGATTTTCTCCGAACTCGATGACCTGTGAATTCTGACCGCCTGAGTCAGACAGATAATCAAGATACTCGACCTCGACGCCGTTCTCTATCTCATACCTCGGCACGATGTATCCTCCGAGCGGATTTATCAGTTGCTCGTTGATCTCATCGAACGTACTCAGATACGATCCCGATGCACGTGTGATAGTGTCCTCGTCATCACCGACATCCACAACGCCGACTCTGAACTGCTTTTCTGCTTCGACCATCGAGTTGTGCCTGTTTATCAGGAATGTGAAATACTGCTCAACAGTACCCGTGAACGTGTATGCCCTGATGACAGAATCCTGTAGGAATCCAAGTTCACCCTCGCAGTATATGTTCTTCTGCTGCGTCATCGTCTGCTCGTCAGACAGGCATCTGCCTCGAAACACTCGCACATCATCATCGTAGACCTTTATTATGGATTTCAGTTTGTTTATGCTGTTGTACCCTACGGCGTTCGGTGGGAGTCCAAACTCTAAAGTGCTTGCGAGATTCAGCTCCATTTTGAGCTGTGGTCGAACTGCGTAATATCCGTCCTCGATAAGCGTAGGTGAGTATATCAGGTTTTTGTTTCCATTGTTCTCTACATAAATAGTATACATTATAAACTCCCAATTTCAAACTCGATGCTTACCGTGCCGTTGCCCGTGAAAGTCGCTTCGTATTCGTGGGTATTGTCTAACACCAATCCAACTATCCTGTTATTGCCCGCTGTGAGCTGATAAGTCGTACCGTCTATCTCTACCGTCATATTTGACGATACTGATATGTTAGGCGTTACTGGCATTCTGCTCCCAGTAAGCGTTACGGTAAGAGTACCGTCCACGAGCATGTTGCCATAATTAAACGCATAGTCCGTCTCAAAATTAAAAGGATCCCACAGCCAATCTTCATAGCTTTTTGCAATAAGCCACTTCTTATACGGCTCGAAATACCCTTCAATGGTTATTGTGCCTGTGCGCTTGTTCGTCTTGAATGAGTCAATCTTGACTCTGCCGTAATAGTAGTAGTACGGATCATCGTCCAGTATCACCCTCATTTTACGTCCATGAAGCGTGTTCATGAGACCCGAATATACAGAGTCCCATTTTGCACGATCTATCACAGTGAACTCGAACTTACCTTCTCTGCTTTCGTAATTCGCACGACCTGTCAACGCTTCAGTAAGGTCGAGATCACCGTCTGCACCTGCGACTTCCACATAAACCTCACGAACATCAGGTGGATTGACTATCATCTTTGACTTCGGATACAGACCAAAGTCTCTGAAAGAGTGCTTATCGCCAAACAGAACACCGTATCCAGTTTCATACTTGTTGCTCATTAAGCGTTACCTCTCTCTCTATTTTTCTGCCTTGCACCGAGCGAGTTATCAATAGGTCTTGATAGTTCTCCGACCAACGCTCCCGAATCAAGCACAATGTCCATGTTCGTCATTTGCGGTAGCCATTCCTGAAGTATGGCAGTCAGCCTTCCGAATTCACCCTCTGTTGCACCGAGAAGTCCTGTGTTGCCAAAAGTCGGCGTGATCGCTGTCGCTCCGACCATTGCGTCTGCGGCACTTTCAATTGGGCGAAGATTGTTCTCAATACCAAGTGCAAGCCCCTCAGGAATCCATCTACCAACTTCTGCAAATACCTTCGATGGCGATGAAATGCCGAGCACTTTCTTCACAGCTTCAGGGAGTTTTGCCGCAAGGTCTTTAACTCTCTGAATCACACTGTCGAACTTTTCCTTAATACCCTTCCACAAGCCCTCTATCAGGTTGAGACCTACGCTACGAAGATTGCCGAGTCCTTTCTTTATGGATTCAGGAATTTTACGTGCCCAAGTTATCACATTACCCCATAAGGTGGAGAAGCCCGATGATATACCTGAAGCAAGGTTACCAAGAAGCTCTGCTCCTGTAGATATGAGTTGACCTCCAAGGGTAAGAAGTGCTGATACTAATGTACTTACTATCATCGGCATCTGTTGAACAAGTACCGAGATCAGCGATGGCAACGCCTGTACAAGTCCTGCAATAAGTGTAGTCGCCGCACTTAACAGAGACGGTAGCAATGTTTCTATTAAAACTGGCAACTGCTCCGCTAATATAGGTGCGGCTTCTTGAATCAACGTCCCTATACCTTCCATCGCTCGCTCAATTGCTGGTGTGAGTTGATTCAGCAGTCCTTCACCCTCGTTCTCACCTACAATGGCAACCACAAGGTTGTCCATTAGCTGACCGAGATCAGCGTCAGGATTAGCAAAGCCAGCAATAAGGTTCTCCCACGCCGATTTTGTCATGTTTAGAGAACCCTCAATAGTTGAAGCCGCTTCTTTCGCAGTTGTACCTGCTACACCTTGCTTTTGCTGAATGAGGTCAATGGCTGTAACAATGTCCGAGAAGCTATCAATCGACAGGTCAGCCGCCATGCCGTTTGCTTCTGCATACTCGTTGGCGTCGGCAATAAGACGCTCCATTTCTGTCTTTGTTCCGCCATAGCCGAGCTTCAGGTTGTCCAGCATCGTATAGTTCTGTTTTGCAAAGCCTTGAAAAGCATACTGAACACTACCCATATCAGTACCAAAAGTGTTCACGTTATCACTAATGGCACGCATAGCAACATCAGTCTGTTTCGCCGCCGCTGAAACGTCTCCGTTGAGAGAATTTATCAAAGCCGCCGAAAAAGAAGTGGCTTGTTCCATATATTGGTTAGCCGACATTCCCGAAGTCTTGTACGCTTGATTTGCATTTTTTATTATTTCATCAGACGCATCGCCATATAGCTTTTTTACACCACCAGCAAGCTGTTCATAGCTTGCATATGCTTGTACAGCTTGTTTTGTAAGACCGCCAATAGCAACAGCAGATGCACCGACAGCCGCAACTGTCGCCGCACCAGCTATGCCAGCCGCCTTGCCAAACATCGCCCATTTTGAAGAAAGCGCAGAAGCTCCATCTCCTGCGCTCTTTATGCCTTTTTCATATTCACTTGAGTCGAGCGTAATTTTCGCTACTAAATCGAATAAATCCATTATTCGTACTCCCTCAGTTTCTGCTTGATTCCATCAATTATATCTTCTGCCGACCTACCCGAATCTTTCTGTGGGTATATGATCTCTGCGTATGTCTTTGCCATATATGTCGCACCTTCCTTGCCGAAGCCTTTAGCCACGTTTTCTGATATGTTTTTAAGCGACTCTCCAACATAAGCACGGTAAACCTGATCCTGATATAACTGATGGTGTTTAGCTTTCAAATATTTGAGGAATAGCTTTACTTCCCTTCGACCTCTGTATTCTCCGTAGCAGAGCCAAAAGAGGTCTCGTCCGTCTTCTGACCCTGCGACTGAAAAAGGAAACTGAGTTCAGGTCTGTTGAACAGATCAAGTAATTTCATCGGGAGCGTGAATATATCACACTCATACTCATCGACTGGTACTCCTTCTGATAATGCCATAAGTTCAAAAACCGCCCGTGGGTGATCTTTGAGTATGTGCTTCACCATCAGAACTTTGTTGTTCCCTCTCGCCGCAGATACAACATTTTCGTCAGATGCGATCTCCACGATTGGATCAAACATATCAGCAAGAGCCTCTATCGCCTGTTCGTTTTTAACTTCATTGAGTTTCATAGCCATTCCTCCTTAGACCATTTTACCGCTTATCCTTACGCCTCTGCGGAGTAGAATACCATCGGTACTACGTCCTGAGCGTTGATTGATACGTGACCTGTCAGCGTGACAGCGACCTGTCCCTTACCAGCCTTCGATGTGGTCAGAGCAAATCCGTCAGTCGACAGAGCGTTCTTGAGCTGGATCGCAACAAAGCCGCCGTCTGCTCTGTCGCCTACCCACCAGATATCAGCAAAGTCAGTCTGCTCAAGATCACGTCTCGGTATGATTTTAGTAGTATCCGTACCGTCAATATCTGCCGCACCGAGTGCCATCTTGATGTTTGCTGGCGATACTCCGAGCGATGTGAAGCCGAGAGTGCATGTCCATGAATCAAGATGCTTAAACTCCTTCATATTCACAGGGCAGTTATCTACGTCTTCACCGAGGTCTGAGTACTCAGGAACACAGGACGCAGATATGCCGCCTGTCGTAGCGCATATAATATCCGCATCTGCTGGTGCGGCTGGCGAAGCTGGATTAAATGTTTTAAGCAGAACACCAGCATCCAGTTGCATCTCTTCAAATGTTGCTTGCGGAATTACTGTAAACATTCCCATAGTTATTACTTCCTTTCTGTTACGGAGCGAGAAACTCCGCCATGACATTTACATAAATTCTTCTTACGGTTTCATCTTCATCAGCCACACGCTGTGCGAACGGCTGACCTCTTGTTATATACAGGAATCCTGTATCAAGTGGTATGCTTTTCACTTGCACGAGAGCGTCAGATATTTCCTCAGCCTTCAGCGATATAGCCTCCCACGATGTTGTGTGCTTCTTCCATATCGAAGCCGACATCGGCACGGCACGATCAAGGCTGTCTGTCACGACTTCGTATGTGATGTAGAAATCACCGACTTGCTCATCGTTGACCGTGGTGTTTTCATAAGCTGGTATTCCGAACGAACTCCAAAAGTTATGTATCGCTTGTGCCTTGTTCATTCTGTAAGCTCCCATTCTCTCGCAGTGACCTGTCTCATATCGAGTCCTGCACTCGGCGGCGTGTACTTGTCATCACCGTCCGAAGTCACCTTGAATATTTTACCATCACGCACTCGTCTGAACACTTCGTTGTATTCGAGCACGAGATCACGCTGAGTTGTAACGGTATAAAGGCTATACACACCCTGCACCTGAGCGAGTCTCGCTTCGATCGATGTGTCGAATGTGATCGCCGCCTTGAACTCTGCGCCTTCTACCCACACGGTCTTGTAACCACCGTAACCGTCATCAACTCTCTGCTTGCTGAGGAAGACACAGGTCTCCATTAATTCTTCCAACAAACTCATATTTTCCTCCATCTATTCAATTCGCTGGCAAATGTGCTCTGCCATGTTGGACTGCTTGAAGCGGCGTTCCCCTGCCCCGAATTGGCTTTAGTATAACTATAGCCACCGAACGACTCAGAAGAGTACGGTGACGAGACCGAATCACCATACTTGGTTACCCACTCCGAAATTCGCTCCGATAGATCAACGACCGCAGGAGGAACGCCCATTGACCATATCGCACCCTCAAACACCTCGTCAACAAGTTGCGATTCCGATTCAGGATCATATTTGTGAACGCCGTCATTAAAGACAGACCCCACAATGCGAAAATACTGACCGCTCTGTAAAGAGCCATCAGGTAAATCTATCTGTCCATTTTCGATTGTAAACGTTCCAAAGAACTTTTTACGCTCGAACCAATTTCTTAGCTCTTGACACAGTTCGGTCAGCATCTTATTTCTCCTTCTTATTTGATTTTTTAGACTTCTTTTCGACTTTGGCAACAGGCTCATCCGCCTCAATTGCCTTGATCAGCACAACACCACATCTGTTTGAAGTCGATGCAAGTTCAGCACATCTGTCTTTGCTTACATCAGCACCGTTGTAGGGGAACGAATCCCCTACACGGTAAAGATGATTATTGTCCTGAACGTCTACGAAGTCCTTGATAACCTCGTACATGTTATGCTCCTACTGTTACCTTTGCGATACCGTCAAGATACTCTGCCCACAGAGCCATACCCATAAGAGCGTAGCTCTCGCCAACGGCTGTGGAGTAGTTGCCTTGTGCATGGAAACCGATCAGGTTTGTTTCGCCCTGAGTTGTGTACTCAAGACCGAGCTTTGCGAAGTCGCTGTCGCTTGGATCGATGTAGTACAGATCGATGTTCTCTGCTGGAGTTGCAAGAACTCTGTTGCGAGGAACTTGAGCCGCTGGGAGCAGGAACAGAGTTTTGTATCCCATGAAGTTCTCGATGTAGGTCAGACCGAATGCAGTCTGAACGGTGATGTTCGCCGCTCCGAGATAGTCGTATGCATCGAGAATGTTAGCAAAGCCAACGACCTCGGTGACTTCCTTCTGCATCGTAGCGAATTTATCAAGCACAAGACCCTGTGCCTTTGCGAGTGCGGCTTGCCATGTGGTAGCCGTTCCTGTGAGCGATCCTGTGTTCAGGAAAGTGTAGAACTTACCAAGAACTACGTTCTGAAGCTGTGACAGGAATGCATCATCGGATTTCTCGATTGCGACCTCTGCGCCGTAGTTGACAACGTCCTCGATCGGTACTGCCTTTGCGTACTTCTCAACGGTAACGTTAGCCTTTGCCGCCTCTACGATAGTTGCCTTGCTGTAAGGAATTACCTTACCAGCTCCGACAGTACCTGATTCAAGTGCTACGCTTGCGGTATAGGAAACGAGCGATGTTCCAGCCGCTTTCCTGATCGGACGCATGATGCCGAGAATATTTCTCAGTGCCTCCCAGTTATCACCGAAGCGAGTAACAAAGTCGACCTCTCTTGCGGTTACGTTAGTGTATACATTTGGAAGTGAATCTCTTGGAGTTGTGAAGCTCTCTACGTTTGTAACTGCCATTGTTTTATTTCCTTTCGTCAGTTATTTTTCCGCTGACATCTCAATAAGAGCTTTCTGCCTTTCAGCTGTCGAAAGAATGTAACGACCATGATCGTCCTTCTTGTAAATGTCAGCCTTCGTCATCTTGTTACCGCCCACATTGCGTGGTGGGTTCTCCGTGCCAGCACCTCTCTGAGACTCGGTAACGATGAATTCCGACCACTCCGACTTGATGTTTTCCACAACCTTGTCGGCGTCCTTGATGTTGCCGTCATCATCAAGTTCAATCTCATCGATCGCTGTCACTTTGAGTACAGAGTCGATCCTTTTGTCGGATACACCAGCCTTCTTGAGCAGTTCCCTGTATGCCTGTGTCTTGTTCGCCTTAGTGCGCTCACCTTCCACAGTCTTCTTGTACTCCTCGAATGCCTTGTGCTCCTTGTCGTACTTTTCCTTGTACGGATCGTCCTCTTTGCTGTCGACCTCTTTCTTCAGGTCGTCATATTTCTTCTGAACATCGGTGAGCTTTTCGGCATCAGCCTTATATTCATCTCGCTCTTTCTTCAGCGGATCAACAGTATCTCTGTGTGCGTCAATGATCTCATCGATTTTCTCATCTTCAATTCCCATTGCTTTGAGGAATTTTCTTGTAAGTGCCATGTTCAAACCTCCTGTGCTTCGGTCACACTTCTTCGTGATTCGGCTTTATCAACTTACAAAGTAGCATATTTTCCACATTCTGTCAACGATTTACAAAATGTACACAATAACTACATTTAGTAAAAATTCCTATAGAATTTCCCTTATATAGAGACTTTTCCTAAATGTACATATTATGTACATTATACATAATAGAAAATAATATAATATAATAGAAAATTATATATCTATAAAAATGTAACTCGGCGACCAATTTTGAAAAAGAAAAAAGACGCTGTTTTGCGTCTTTGTTTTTTTGTGCACTTTTTTAGTTTTGATTTTACTTTTTAATTACCCTTTTCGGAATTCTTCTTCAATAATACTTTTATATTCTGATATGTGATCCCTCACTCCGTTAGTTAGGTATCGTTTTTCTGTTACCCCTCGACTTGTGCCCAACTCCTGAAAGATCGCATACTCGACATCTGTACCGATATTCACTGTGTCATCGTTTTCCATTTCATGATGAATACTGTTACGCAATCTACCTGTGTCAACTGGTGCGTCTTGCTTGGCGTAGTTCTCCACGATCGCTCCACATTTCATCAATGATCTGACTTTTACATTTTTTACAGCCTCAAGAACTGTGTTTGTGTTGTCGATCACAACCTCAATTATTGCGCTAGCCATGATTAATTCTCCCTGTATTTTTTCGGTATTGGATATGGTTTTGGCTTAGGCTTTTCGTTGATCCACTCTTCACGGCTCTTACCACTCGGCGCATCGGCAATCTCCGTATCAATACCTTCTATGATTTCGAGCATCGTGCATCGGCAGTTATATACCTCGCTCGGCGCACCGTTCGGATCAGCAGGGAACAAAAGACCGTTCGAGAACTTTTCTTCTAGCTCTCTTACTTCACCATGAATCTCTCGGTGCTGTGTTCTCGTCCTTTCATCAAGAGTGGCATACCACATCTTCTTTACGTCAATGCCGTACTTGTCTCTGAATGCGATCATTGCATCGAGCTTTCCGCTGTTCTCGGCGAATGTGCAAGCTGTTCTCGCCGCACGGATCGCCGCCTTGATGTCCATGCCTGTGACACGCTCTAAGTCTTCAGCAATCTTATTGACCGACTTGCCCTTGCGTATGCCTTGTCTGATAACTGAGTTCAGCTTGACACGATGCCACAGCCTGTCTTTCATTTTGTCAGGATTCGGTGGTGGTAGCATTCGTCTGACCACTCTGCCATTCAACAAGTCTGTGATAACAGAGAACGGATTGTCCTTGTCTTTGAATATCTTTGGCATCTCAAACTCAAATGGAAAGTGCGACCTTGCTCGGCTGATCATCCGATTGCTTTTAAACAGGCTGTTGTACAGATAGACGGTCATCATGCTTGCACCGACAATCTCCATTGCAGATGAATCAGCCTCAACGTACTCGTTCAGGATTACATCCTCGGTCTGTGTCCAATCATTACCTGTAGTGACAAGCATGAACACAGCGTCCTCGTACTGTTGCTCGGTCATCGCACCCGAATCGAGACGCTCCTGATATTCAGCAATCCTGTCCTCGTACTGCTTGAGATGTTCGGACAGCATTTCTGTCACGGATTTGTTCGTCTTGCCATAGTGCCTTTTAAGAATGTTCTCAAGTCGCTCTATTTCTTTGTCAGTGAACTTGTGTCCCTTGTCCATTTACTACCTCAGTGTTGCCAGCATTTCCTCAGGAGTCAGTTCTATTTGCTCTGTTTGTTGAGTCTGTTCAGGTGACATCATCCTGTTGTAATCAGCCTCATTCATTTCAGATAGTACATCTTCAGCCTGATCGCCGTCACCAAGAATGTCGAGTATCTTCCTCGTGACATATTCTTGTGACAGATACGACCCTGCCTGAAGCAAAGTGCCGACAAGCTCGGTCTGATTTACCAGCTGAGACCTTGTGAACGATGCCTCGTCCTCAATGCCAGCGATCGCAAGTATGCCCTGAATAAACTCAAGTATCTGATACTCGAAATCATCGCACTTGATATTCAAATCCTCATAAGCCGCTTTAATCTGCGTTGCTGTAACTGCGCCGCTTGCAATTCTGTCTGTATCGAGTGCCATTGCATCTCTGTATAGATCCCTTTCAAGCCGCTCAAGCAAAACTGACCTGCTGGCGTATGGTACTTCTTGAGTATGACTTTCAGCTCTTGCGCCGTCATCCTGTACAACTGTTGCATGTAATGTTTTCATGCGCTTAACGAATTTTGCAAGGTCTATGTCAGTCATACCGCCAGCATTTTGAATAGTCCAATAAATCACGCTTGCATCATCAACGTCATTTGCAAAGCCTGATTTTATAAGATCGAAACAGTCTATCTGCTCACGCAGTCCTACGATCTCACTCTGATGCTCATCGTTTGCCCACAGCGGTACTATCGGGAACGTTGGGTAATTCTGCTCATCGTATATCTCGTCACCGTCAGCCTCGGTGCTTGCCAGCTTCTGAATGTAGCCACGCTTCGGCTCGTCCTGTGCAGTCGAATTGTCATCAAGGTCATATACGTACTTTGTGAAACCGTCCAACTCGTATAAAGTTGCCTTCATAGGCTTGCCTGTGTCTATCTGCCAGTAACGCACTCCAGCCTTCATTGATCCGTCTAGCTCATCAAACAGCGGAATATACTCAAGATAGTCAAACACCTCGACATGATCGTTGTCATAAAAGCCAAAAGCCGCCTTACCCCACAGAGCCGCCTTCGCCGCTTTCTTCAGCTGGGAGTCGAACGGCTTACTCTGCGTGCCCAGTTTATTCTCGGTGCTCTCATCGCCCCACGTTACTCCGTTGCCGAGCAGATATTGTACTTCCTGAACAAGAAACCTGTAAAAGTGTCTACTTGCCATCTTGAAATTTGCCGAATAGTTATCAGGGATCGCCTCGCCTGTAACTGTATAAAGCAATTTCCTATATTCGTTTATTGTAACGTTTCTATGGCAGAAGTACTCATACGCCTCTTTTGCAATCCGATAATCTTTTGAGCTTTTGTGCTCGGTGATTAACGACCTTACAAAGTTCTTGCGGTCTGTTTCGTTTTTACCAACCGCCAAAAGGTCTTGATACGTTTTCATTCTTGATCATCCTTCCTAAAAATTCATTATAAAGCAAGTCATCGGTAGTTTCATGTTTCCTCCTGCCTTGAATCCTGATTAAGCTCGCCAAGCTGTCAGGGCAATCATCATGTTCTGCGTTCTCATTATAATCACAAATCTGATTGATGTATTGCTCGTCTGTTCCTTTGACGAATATAACATCAGACCATTCGAATTTCAAGTGAGACACGATCTTGATGTACTTGTTCTGATGCTCGTTGTATGTCGATACCGTCAGTCCTCGCTCACGAAGTTTCTGTGCCACATAGCCCTTGTCAGCGTTCTTCTCACAATACAGCTTGCCGATCTTGAAATGGTTATACCACTGCACAATCTCATCCATGACATCATCAACGTGTCGTCTCCAACACTTACCGAACACATAGAACTTCGCATCGTGTATGTTCATTAATGTCAAAGCTGTCCAATCTTCGCCATAATAAGCGGCATCAAGGTGTGCCCAGCCTTGATTGATCGTCTGCGGCTCTGCGTCTGTTTGTGGATCTGTAAAGATAACATCCTCAGAAGCAATTATACGCAATTCGTAATTACAAGCGAACAAGCTCGGAGTCATCTTGCTCCGTATTTCTTGCGCTTTCTGTTCTGAAATTAATCCAGTATCTTTGTAATTATAAATGTGAGCATTTTCCACCAACGAAAACACATCATCAGCATGCCAACGAGTGCCTGTATTGATGATCCTACCGCCACGATTGCGAATGTTCTGAAGTTCTTGATACTGGAGTTTTGTCCTGTCTCGCTCTGCTTTGCTGATTCTATCAGATATGTTGCATATATCATCTGTAATTACAATATCAGAGTGTTTACCTGTGATTGACGATTTCAAACCAATGCCAAGCAATTGTGATGATCCTGATGGTGATATATAAAGATTAGTCGTGATTGATGAAACAGTCGATTCAGTCAGAGTCAACTTTTTTTTATATAGAACAATACACAGCTTTTGTATGATCTCTGACTCAAGAGCTTTTTTGACCATGCGTACCATCTCGGTTACATCGTTGTCCGCTTTCCTCAGAAAGATAACATTCTTATCAGGAAAAAGCACCATAATCAAAGCAATGCACACAGAAAGACAGCTACTTTTGTAACTGCCTCTGTGTGCTAATAGAGTATAATCTCCTTTACCGAGTATTATTTCACGCATCCACTCATTATGTGGATATTCTCGAACATCAGTAAATCCGACAGCACGAGCAATCTTATATGGATACTTCTTGATGTCCTGAACGACAGCCTTAATATCATTCATCAGGTTTCACCATTCTAGCTCCGCAATTCGGGCAGAAGTTTTCATTGCAAATGCTCATGAATTCTTCTTCGTGACACACGCTACATTCTTGAGTGCTTTCCGCTGGAAATAAGTCATCAAAGTGATATATCCAATGTCCGCACTTCTGCTCGACAGTTGGTGCATCAGAATTGACTTCTATTTGCAGATGCTTCATGCGCTCCACGACTTCATCAGGGTCGAGATCGATGTGAGCTAAAACTTTGTATGGAGTGTCAGCAGACGGAATCATTCGGATCTTCCTTCTGATCTCAAAGGCAATATAACTCATATCGCCAGCCGCAGACAGCGCATCACTTCTCTTGATTAGATCATCACTCATCATTGTCCTCCATCAGCCTTCTGACGTATTCCACGCTCTGATTGTACTCGGCATCGAAATTGACCTGTTCGACTTTCTGCACAGGATCTTGCCCGACCGTGCTTCTGATTGTTTCAAACGCTCTTACATTGCCCTTCATCGCCTGTTCAAAGAGCTTTGTTGAGATCGCTTCTGCGCCAGTCGCAACGTTGCCTTTCTTGTCCGTGTACTCTTTTTCCAGCAACATTTCAAGCGCAAGACGTAAGTCTCTTTTACGTCTTCGAGCCTCGCCTGAGGCAATTCCACCTTTCGAGCCATTCTTCACGGCTTGTTCGTGGCTTTGATCGCTTGTAAAAGGTTTTAAGTTTTGCTCATTTGCCATACGAACACCTCAAAACGCACACTCTCTCATATTGTCCATAGATAGATTATTTTTGTTGATATAACTCCACAGTCCTGTGCATTCTCCATCGCTTTTTTTCACAACAATAGGAAATAAGCCAACGCACTCTTCTTTTGAACTTTCGAAAACAAATCCTTTTCCTAAGATATACGCTTTGTCAAGTTCGATACCGAACTCCTGCGCCTTAGATAAGGCGATCTCCTTGCATTCCGAATAAGTCAACATAATTAATTCCCTTTCTTAATTCTTTTCATAGTCTCGGTTACAGGTGTTACCGATTTCTTAGCACGATCGGACAGTCGTAGGTTATCAGTTCTTGTAAGTTTGATCTCGGTTGATTTCCTACCCACACGAGAAAAAACATTCTTAGAACTGTAAACTGTATTTGTCTGAGCGTCTAAATAACGAACTTTGCCTCCAATATTTTCAACATTGAACACATGTCCAGGAATATGAACAATTGCTCTTGAGCCGTTGCCATATTCTTTCATTTTCCTCTCTAAGTTTGCCTGAGCCGTTTTCGGATTCGATGATCCTACGCTTTCAGTCTTTGCATGTCTAAAAGCACCTTTCCACTTTCCGCCTGACGGCAACCTGTCACCGCTGTAAGTAGGCAATGCAACGACATCATAACCTCTACGTCTAAGCTCATAAGCGACAACCGCTCTTTGACAATTCTCAGAGAAGTCACCTTGTGCGCCGCCTGTACCATTATAATAAGGATTTGCACCCTCAAGAGCATTCTTCACGCCTATAGGTCTACCCTTTTCTCCTATTGCGGCTTTCAAGTTTTCAGGATTCGGTGCAAACGGTTGAACGGTAATAGGCTCTTGTCCATTACCGCCGCCTCCACCACCCAAAGGCTTTTCACCACTTTCTGTTAAACCACTTGATCCTCTACCCATAATGACTCCTTTCTACTTATGTTAGATCGTTTACTTTCGTAAAAAGACGGTACACGGACAATGTTCCCTCCTAGTCCTTCCAACATTGTACCATAATATATAATTTTTGTAGGCTTTAATCTTTTCAACATTTCCTCATATCCAGCACGAAACAAATCGCCTTTTTTATCGTTCCACGAGTCATCGTTCGTAACGCCTACTGAACTGACCGCAACCACAGAGTGCATTGGAATGCCCTCGAAGCAATACTCATAAGATTCTCTGTCACCCCACACAACGTCAGGAATCACATCAATGCCGAGCGATTGCCAATATGCACCGCACCAGTTTCTTCTATAGCAAGACAATATTTGCAAAGCTCGTGGAAAGTCTGTATATAAAGAAAAATCAGGCGCAATAACAGCCTTAAACATTTTGAGCTTATCGACATACTGATTTGGATGCCTCCACGCCTGTATAAATTTATAATCATCATAATAAAAATGTGCGATGAACTGCGAGCAGTCTTCTATGTCCTTATAATCACAGAAGCGCAATAGCTGATCGCTACATGTCTGAGTTGGTTTCAGGTCAGGAATACCATAGTAGTTATTCTGCTCAAACTGCATACGTTCTTGATTTTCAAAGACATTGTGTTCCAAGTGCGATGTTCTGCCCTCAACATCGTCCAAGAAGTTGTCAGGCTCGTCTTCTTCAACCTCGAAATCCAAATCAAAGCCGAAATCTTCCATATTAATTTCTGATATTTCTGACAGCTCGATTTCCAAAAAATCTAAATCGAAGCTGGTGTCCATAGTTAGCTTGTTATGCACTAACGTATAGGCTTTGCGCTGTTCGTCTGTAAGCGAGTCAAGCCTGACAATAGGCACTTTGTCAACTTCAGGCATTTCCATTACAGCAAGTAGTCTGCCATGCCCCTCAACGATCTCATTGTCATGCCATACTGCAATTGGATCATTAAAGCCAAACTCTTTGATACTGCGTTTTATTTGCTCAATTTGATCGGTAGTATGTACTTTTGCATTATTTGCATACGGCTTGAGCTGTTCTTTGCTCACATACTCAATCTTTAAATTGGACATTTTTACCCTCCTTATAAAAGTGTGCAAGTCTCCTCGGCTGATGCACCAATTAACAGCCTCAGGCGTTATCCTCACGGAATCCCTGACCTCTGTACCGATTCGACTTGCATTGGCTGGGACACATGGATTCGAACCATGATTACGAGGATCAAAACCTCGTGTGCTGACCGTTACACTATGCCCCATTAACGGAGACTCTTGCGAGCCTCCGAAAGAAAGGGATCGAAAAATGAGAGTTCTCATTTGCTGACAGTATAACACATCAATTAAATGACTGCCAATTATACTGGCGAACGCCCTCAAGTTCTTCAGCGTACTCAGTCAGTTTTATATTCGAATAGAATATACCTTTACCACATCTGCCCTTCTCAGGTAGTTTCTTTGAAACTTCTCTAAAGAACTTTTTACTTGTCATCTCATATTCGTTGTTCCGCTTTGCCCAGCGAGAGTACAGGCTGAACAGGTCACTCGCCATGATGCGTTCGTCATTCTCGTAATCGATTTCGATGCATTGTTCGAGGAATCCAGCAAGAAGATCCATTTCCTGTTTGTATTCCTTGACGGCATCAAGTACGCATTGCGGCTCTGCCATACCCTCTCTCTGCCACATTATGCACCCATCGACCGCCCACTTAAATATTTGAGGAAACTCTTTACGAAGCCTATATTTAAGGTTCTTATCAACCTTATCTTTTGGAATATTGACCTCGAACGGTATTAACTTAATTCTACGCCATATACCAAGATCCATACCTCTTATAATCGGCTTGTGGTTTGTTGCGACCCATATCTTGAACTCAGGCAGATATTCAAACTCGTCAGCGTATAGGAATCGGCACGTGATCTTTGAGCCGCCTGTCAGCTGTTTGAGAAGACCCTCGTTGAGCCTTACGCCCTCGGTCGGTTCTTCTGATGTTACAAACCTTGCCGACTTGAGCCTTGCAATGTCGGAATTCGCTCCGCTGTCGCCCCACTTCTTCATCATGATCGTTTCAGGCTGTGTGTTTGCCGCATAACCGCCGAGCATATCAGCTATGGTGTCCAAAAAAGTGGACTTGCCGTTATTGCCCATGCCATAAAGGAAGTAGGCGCATTGTTCTCTCGTGCTCCCCGACAGGCTGTATCCGATACATTTCTGTATATATCGCTGGAGTTCCTTGTCGCCGTTCGTGACCTCATCGAGGAATTGAATCCAACGTTCAGGCTTCTTTCCTGATGGATCATACTCGCAGTTGGTGATCTTGCTCATCATGAAGTTGCTGTCGTGCGGCATCAGTTCTCCATTCCGCAAATTGACGATGCCGTTCTGACAGTTGATGTAGTCGGTGAACACATCAAACTCGTTCGGATCGGCTGGAATGCCGTCAAGATGCTGACATTCTTTGACCATGTTTTCCTTGCCCTTCGAGCCAGCTGTTCTGTTTGCCCATTTGAGCATATCGAGTTGGGTCTTCTCGTCCTGCTCCATAAAAGCATCACGCTTTATATCCTCACAGATAATATCGGACAGCTTTTTAACCTCGCCGCTGTCGTCAATTCTCCACATCTTACCGTCCCAATAAAGCCATTTCTTGCGGTTGTACGAATAGCGGATGATGTTGACAAACTTGTCGTAAAGCCTGTGAGCATTGCCCGTGTCGGTCATATCGTAGCGTTTGTGCGGAACTTCGGCTGTTATCTTGCCCTCACCGAATATCTTGAATGCGATGTCGGAGTCATCTTCGTACTTGTTTGGATCATATACATCGATGCAATTCGCACACGCCCTGCCGATGGTGATCGCTCCGTATGTCTTACCGCCACGTTTCTCATCCCACTTAGGACGATACAATCCTGAGGAGCGGAAGATCCTGTCCATTTGTGCCGAATTGCGCTGAGTCCAAAAAGCCAGTTGATTACACAAAGCAAGATCGGCTTCAGATTGCGATGGATACACGCCCTGCCAGTTGCCCTGATAAAGCATACTGAACAGCGACCCCGATTGGCAGTTCCTTGCCTTGTCGATGATTTCCTGATCATCAAGGTCGATGTGTGCGTAGAAGCTCCTCGGCTCGGCTCTCGGCGTTTCACTCGGCAGATATTTGCTGTGTAACACCTTTATGCTCTCGGTGCAGTCCACAACGTGCTTGTACTTCGGATTGTAAAGATTGCCCGTACAGATGAAGTATCTGCCGCTGGAATACATCTCCACGCCGCCTTTACGCCTTGCACCGTCAGGAAGAACGCCCTTGCAGATGATATGAATTCCTGAGCCGCTTTTGCTTATCTCGGCATAGCTCTGCAAGGTCTCCACAAACTCATCGCAAAAGTCGGTGTTATCGATGCAATGGTCGAGATCGACTCCGAAGTAACCGTTGGCAAACATAAATCCGATGCCGTCAAAGTTGTACTGATCGCACGCCTTGCACGCTGTGTCAAAATCGCCCCATGTGCCTGAATCGTTGCTCTTGGCGTTATATCCTGTGTAGGGATTTTTTGGTATTTTGTCTGCACCTACCCAACAGACCCATTGTTTTAATCCTCGCAGTTCACGAGGCAGATTTTCAGTTTTTGTCACCATTCTGAATTCTCCTGATCTCCGACTCGGATACAAACCACGACTTGCTGTTTGGATACTTAACGGCGTTCATTTTGCCGTTATGCACCCACTCACGAGCAGTTCGCACCTTTATTCCGAGCAGTACTGATGTCTCATTGAGGTTATAATATCTCTCGACTCCTTCCTCCCTCATTCCGTCACCTCCTTATTTAAATATTCCTCGAATTCGATCTCTGTGTCGAAGCCGAACATATAGTAAGCAACATAGTCGACCAAATCACAGTTGTCAAGTTGTGCAAGACTGGCAAGAACAACGTCCCTGCCAGTCATCTTCTTCTTTATCGGCTTACTGCCTTCCATATAACGCTCAGGCGTTATGAATCCGTCAGCCTCGATCTCATTCTTCATCATCGTCCTCCCAATAATCCTCAAGCTCCTCACTACCGCAATGTGGGCAAGTCGCCACACTGCCGTAATTCTTATTCGGGAATGATCCGCTCACTCCGTAGTAGTCTTCCCAGCAGACACGCTCGTAGACTACCTCGTCCTCATCGAAAATCTCGCCGCAATCTACGCACTTCAGCATTACTTTGCCCTCCTGTTCCACTTCTCGGTGATTATGAACGCCCTTACGAAGTAGTCGTTCTCATCGCTCGTATGATCGTTAAGCGACATGTCGCAATTCGGGCATTCAATTGATATGAGTGCTCTGCCGTTATCTTCGACCAATCCCTCGAAGAACCTCTGCGTCATAACTTGCGGCTGTCCACCGCAGAATGGGCACGGCTTCAATTCGAAGTCTCCGCTCTGCATCTTATCAATAACTACCTCTCTCAGCTTGTTGTTAGCATCCATTTTCTGCTCCTTTCTTGGCGAGGTTTTGCCGCCTCGCCATCGGCTTGATTCTTTAGAAGTGAAGTCTGATCTGATATGTGCCGAACTGATTGAACTCAAGATTGGCTGTTGCGTTATGTCTTGCAAGGAATTCTGCGAATCTCTTGTCGTTCATAGTATAGTCAGCTATTGCCTTCGTGGATTCCTTGTCTCCCCACTCGCCCCCGCAGTTCACAGTCGCTTCATTCTTCTCCATCTGTACCTTCGTCATCATCGGCTTTGGCATTGTCCTGTAGTTGTTGAATTCGGCAACTCTGTCGGTTCTGATTGCCTTGATCGTGTTCTGAAAATCCTTCTTGATATCCATCTCGGTGCTCCTTCCAAAAAATCAGCATCAATATCTTACACTGATATTATAAGCGTCATGTCAGCAAATGTCAACAAATGTCAGTAATATCCTTGTAGGAATAGTCATTCTTTTTGTAATATCCTCTCCGCTTCTTTGCCCAGCCGTAGAGCATTCCGAAATCATCAAGCAGATCAAGCACGATGCCGACCTCTTTGCCGTCAGCTTTTCTGCCGACTCGACCGACCGCTTGCTGAACAGTTCGTTCATTTTTTTCAGGTGTAGCAAACACCACATATTTCAAATGTGGACAATCAAGACCTTCTGCGGCAAGTTGCCATGTTGCGAAGATGCAATCAAGCTCTCCTGAATCAAGTTTTCGCAGAGCCTCTTTCCTGATCTCCTTCGCCTTCTTCGATGTGCCGAGTGTTGACAGGCAGATTGCGTTGCCACCAAAACTGCTACACAGCTCGTTTAGGTACTCGACTCGGTTTGCTAGCACCAGCGTTGCTCCGTCATGCGGAATGATCCGTTTCACGAACTCGAAACGCTCCTTATTATGCGTTAGATCATCCACAAGTTGTGCATAATTGAGCGTGCCGTCTCCAGCCAACACCGCATCATAGTCAGGAGTATATCCCGTCTTGATGCCGTGAACCTCAACAGGACAAGTCGTATGCTTCACTTCGTCTTTGCTGATCTCGCAGATGATGCCACCCAGCAGAGCAAACATACTGCGTTCAAGTCCGTCTGCTCTTTTCGGTGTCGCCGTAAGTCCGATCTTGTACCGTGCTGACAGCGATGACAGCACTTTGTAAAACTGCATAACCCTTGTCGGTGATCCGATCGCATGATGGCACTCATCAACGATTATGACATCGAATGCATCACGATATTGCCTGAGGTCAATTTTGCTCATGGTCTGCACCGTTGCAAATGTCATGCTCGTGCCGATGTTGACCTTGCCGCCCGTGATCGTACCGAATGTTTTACTCTCGATCTCAAGGCATGACTTTGCCCTATTCATCGACTGATTCATCAGATCCTGTGTATGTGTCAGCCACAGCGTTCTGCCGCCAATGCGTGAGACCGCCTCCAACGCCGTCTGCGTCTTTCCTGAGCCACACGGCATCACTACGACCCCGTTCTTAGCCCGAAATATCGCCTGTGCCGCTTTTTCTTGATATGGGTATAAGTTTATACCTGATTGATAATTAATGCGCTCAATCGCTCGAAAAACAGGTTGGAACGGGCACGTCTTGCCGTACTGATTCCACAATGCTCGCAAACAGCCAAACGGTAGATACAAATCCGTACCTACCGTTTCAAACAGAAATATATTTCTCGGCGTATTGCCTGTCCACTTGCCCATTCGCTCCTTCTTGAAGTAGTCAGGATTGTCGATGATCAGATTACTTCTGCACCACTTGATCATGTCGTTTGTTGGATTGCTCACTTTCAATTTTGCACCTACAGTTATTTCCATCTTCCCTCCTTTACTCTTCTCGAATACCTTATTGCAAACGATGAATCCATCCTTGCTTTCGCTTGTTTATTGCCCTCGGCTACACACTTGAAACATCTGTATCTCAGCCTTCCTGTAAAGATCGGCTCCATCCACTCGACAGGCAATTCCTTTCCACAGATTACACAGGTAGCACGCCCCATCTCGCCCATTGCAAATCCTCCAGCTTAACTGATTTATTTTCTTTCAGATACGAGTAAGGTATCACATAAATATCCTCGCCGTGTTCAACAATCACACGTGGATCATCGTTACCGCAAGCTATCCACTTATCAAATGCAAATATTTGATTGTCCTCAAGGCGATCGATACTAAATCTTCCGCTTGCACACGTTTTGCAGTCGATCGCTACGGCACGCCCGTGCCTGACCGCTATAATGTCGAATGGCTGTGCTCCGCTCTGCTTCGGCTCGATGAAGTGCACCCACCAGCCGTCACGGTTGAGCATCTTACATATCTTCTGCTCAAATGCTGTCCCCAGCTTCTTGTTGTTCATTCTTATACTTCCTTATCATTTCACAAAGTGCTGTCTGACAATCCTCGCACATGAGCCTCGGATCACTTGGATGCGATAGTATAAAAATCTGCCCACATACTATGCATACTCTGCTGATCCGCACGGCGGGCTCAAGTCTGTCATTCTTCGTTGTCCTTCTCGCCATCAGATCCTTTTCCCTCCATGCTTGTATGGTCTTGTTGTATTGTACAGATGCTTCATTTCGAGTGCCTGATCGATGTCAAATTCCTTGTAAGCAAGATAGTCGAGAATTCTGATGATGCAATCGCACATTTCAACTCCGATGCCATCAGGCTTACCATCATTCATCCATATCATTTCTTCACGGTTTCTGTATGCTTCGAGAGCTTCAGACAGTTCCGAATGGCAAAGTGCTATGATCTCAGGCAGTTCTCTTTCCTCATCCCACCAGCCATGACACACACTGTTCTGATGCACTTCTTTTGCAAACTCATTTATCATTGATTTATCCTCCTTTATTTCGATGCCGATCAGATTACCGACAGCATCATAGTAAACACCATCCATATTTTCTCCTTTCATAGTGCAAACATAGGGCGAAGCGTGGTTCGAAAAAGGCTGATAATACTTAGAATGGGATAACGTATATGCCTCGCCCTATGCTGTGCCAATGTTATTTCCAAGCGCAGTCCGTCTGCTTTGATTCAACTCCCGATTGAAGTTTCTCTGCGTTAGTTGAAGTTTCCGTCTGCGGAGTATCAGCTAACGCTCTCTCGACTATCATCTTGTAGATTGGGTCATTTAGCGCATCTGCTTGATATTCGTCTTTAATCATCGAATAGCCAACAGCACAATGCGCTCCTTCTCTCGGCAACCCTTTTTCTTCAAGATATCTTGCCCATAATTCGTGAGCAAGAGCCATCAAGTGTCCGTAGCCTATCTCATCGCCCAATCTCTTGACTGCATATACATCACGGCTGTCTCGGTCATATTTGCTCATCACTCGCTCCTTTCCCATCCACAGAACACGATGTCCTCGCCTTGAAGCACCCATCCGTCCGTGGTCTTTATCAGCCTGTAATCGCCTTCTTCCAATTCGCCTCTGAACAGAACTCCGCTCCTTTCCGTCTTTGGCTCGGTCTTGCACACGCTCATAGCGTCTATAAAGCCTTGTTTGTATGCCTCTGCAAATGCCCGTTTGTATTCTTCAATCTGTATTTCTTCTTTTATCGTCATCACTCACTCCTTTCCGAACCTGTCGGCTTTTCCGACACCTTTGAGTTGTTCGGTTTTTCCGAACGGCTTCCATATGAGCAGAAGTCATCAGCATATCTGAATGTTCTCTTTCTGCCTTGCGACATTCTCTCGCAACACGATTTAACTGTTTTGGGAGATATGCCATAATACAGACCTGCATCAGCATATGACGGAAAGTGTTTGCCATCATCAACGCATACCACACCATTAAGGAACTCATCTGACTTATCGTAAATTTTGTCGTGCCTATAGTTTATGGCATCGTAGTCTATGTACCTACTCATCTACAATCACGCTCCCTGTTTTCCAGACCTTCTCATCTTCATCGAAGTATTTGATCTGCTTGGTTGCAATGGTTGGCTGAGCATTAATCAACGTCTCCCATTTGGGTGTTACGCAGTCGGGAAAATCGCAATAGTCAACACATCTCACAGCTTTGTCGGGGCAGATGTCACAGATGTCACAATCATCTATGCTCTGCTTCAGCTTATCCGCATCAATCAGTCTCATCGTCTTTTCCTTTCCGCATCTCTGCCCCACAATTTGGGCAAAATCTATAATCGTTGAAGTAATAGATATAAGGCGTTGTATGATACTTATGGCACAGCGAACACCTTGCACTCTGCCACTCTGGAATTATCGGAGTGTCATCTTCATTGTTGAAGACACTTTGTTCTTCCCACTCCGCTAACAGCCTGTTTGCATCGCTCTTGTCAGCTTCAAACTGTCTCTCCGCTCCGCACTTAAAACCCTTGATAAAATCCTCAGAATAGTACGGCTCGTTGTTTGGATTAAATGTTATCTGCTCCATCGTCTGATCCTTTCCACGGCTTCGGTAATGGCATCCAAGCGATAACCTCGCCTAATATTGGTGGGAAAGTATCATCAATGGTTGCCCATGATTTCGTACTCTCGTAGTACCACCCAACACCGACTATGCTTTTGTCTGTGCACCATATAACCACATCACCTATGTAGTCCTTTTCGCTCGGTAATCTCTCGCTACAAGGTATCCACTCCCCTTGCGGTCTGTCTGCTGATGGTAATGCTCTTATCGCCTTTCGTGCTTCGTAGCACTCTATCGTTTCATAAGCGCAAGCACCTATCGCATCAGACCTCTTGATTAAGTCATCACTCATCTTCCTTCTCCTCGATATACTTCTCCACTTCCTTTCATCATTGATACCCTTTAATTCACACCACTCAGGATAACATTCGCCAGCTTTCGGCTTATATATACGCAAGCTCTTGTTGCATACGATTGTCCTGCCTTTGCGATCACCGTGTATCTCAGAATAATCACACGAGTAGCATGATCGGTATTCACGTCTCCTGTTCATGCTAAACCTCCCTGAATGCAATGAACTGATGACCCTCCACGATCGGTGCGTCTCGGTGATCCATTACGGTTGTCACAACGTACTTCTTCGAATCAATCTTGTGCAGTACATCGTGAAGATTTTTAATCACCCTGAACTGAATTATATCATTTTCTTTGAAGCAATCTCTGTCACTCCTGATCACAAACCTTACCTTGTTCTCGATGATCCTGTTCGCTTCTGCCTCGGTGGTCTTGATAGTTCTCATTGTCATTTTATAGCTCCTTTCACATGAGGAACAAGCCCGTAAAAGGCTCGCCCCTCTTAATCATACCTTTAAAACGGTACATCGTATCCTGAATCAGACGGTGCAAATCCTGTGCCAGCCGTTACTGCTGGAGAAACCGTTCCGCTTTCCTGCCACGGTGGGAGATCTTTCTGCTTGTCAGCTTTGATGAAGTAACTGATGCGCTCCCTCTTCTCGCCGTTGTATAATTCGTGCTTGATCTTGCACGCTCCGACCTTGCCGACCCAGTGCAGGATTTCGAAGTCGCCGTCCTCGATGTCTTTAAAGCTATCGAAAAACTGTGTAAGCTGTCCGTTCGTGACTGACGGATTGTCAGGTAGGAACGTGATGTAGTGATACAGCGTCTTATTCGAGCCGCTTACATCGAACTGAAATACAAGCATTTCGTTGCCCTTCTTGCTCTGCGCTTTCTCGACTGCCTTTATTCTGATTCTGTACTTGCCCTCAGGAAGTGGCTCAAATCCGTTACTTTCCTCTCTCTGATAATTCCATGCCATAGTTATTTTTCTCCTTTCTTGAACTTGCTAAACTCTTCTACCTTGCACGCCTTCCGTGTGTCGATCTGATTCTTTGCATATATATTCTGTGTAGCTTCGAGCAGAATACCGTGCTCGTTGTCCTTATTGACCAGTATCTTTCCAACCACATCGCAGAGTCCGCAGATATTGTCGACTATCTTCAGCGACATCTTCGGAATGATCTGCGAGTATGATGTGCCGTCAGGACTTACGATCTGTCTCACGTCTTCCCACGCAGTCCACACGATATTCACTCCGAGCGACTTCATGTATCTCAGCGAGTTGACCAGCTTAAACTGCATATACTGATAATCTGCCTGTGTTGGCACTCCTTTATTCTTGCCCTGTCTACCCAAATCCGAAAGAATGCACCTTTCAAGTTCGCTGATGTTGTCCACGGCGATCGTCTCGAAGTCGAGCGTGCCGTTTTCTTTCATTTCCACAAGCTCCTGAAGCGTTCTCGACCAATCCTCGAAAGTGTTGATGTTGTCGATTTTGACCGTGTATACCTTGCTGGTGTCTTTCACGATCTCATGCTTTGCAAGCGTTCTGTCGATGGTGCGGTCGATGTCGAGCACCAGCGTTTTGCCCTTGCCAGCCTCGGCAATCAGTCCGATCGCTGTCGACTTGCCTACCCCTGTCGGGCAGTAAAGCAAAGCTGTGAACGGCATGTCTCCTTTGTTGATTTCATCAATCTGATTGATTTCCATTACTGTTTGCTCCTTTCAAAGTTTATATAAGTTTCATTCGGATCATAGTTGTTGCAAATCTGTGCGTACTCGCAGAGCGTGTTCCAATGATGGCAGTATGCAGGATTCTTGTATAAGTGCCCCGATGTTTCTGCTCTTTCCATCTCGTCACACATCCACACAAGTTCTCTTCTGAACTGTGCCAGTTCTTCCGCTGTGCGTGTAACGGTTATGAATCGAATCTTTGAATACGTGTCATCATCGTACCACTCGACCATGCGCTGATAGAATTCCTCGTCCGACTCGTTCTTTTTCTGCCTAATAGTAGGCTTCTTGACAAGCGTGTAGATCATCGTCCTGATTCCGTATGCCAGCATATAACATGGTATCTGCTCGTCCCATTCGAGATCGAATTCGTACCCATCGAGATCGTTGCTCGTGGTCTTATGTTCCACAAGGATCTCGCCGTCTGCAATCCCGTCTACACGCCCTACAATCGTGTGCTCAGGACATATCTTGAACTCGAATGGCTCTTCCACAGTCTCCATCTTGAATACTGGATAGATGTATTTATCGTAGGCTCTCGCCATCGCTGATGCCTTGCTCAGATCAGAATCGTCAAAATCTCCGTCTCGGTAAAGGTCTTCCAACTTGCCGTGATACGATCGTCCAGTCTCAAGAGCGTCCGATACCTCGACAGGAGCGAGTCCTTCAACGTATCTCAACTCATACGCTCGGCGGCATGATTTGAACAGCCTGATCTTTGATATACTTGCTTTCACTACTTATCCTCCTTGTCTTCATCAAGTAGCATTCTGATTTTAGCTTCTGTTCTCGCTGTCGGATTCTGAATACCTCGCTCAACGAAGTTGATCGTCATCACGCTGACTCCGCATAGGTCTCCAAATTTCGACTGTGACAGGTTATGTTTTGCCCTATACTGGATCATCTCTTCGGCTAATGTCGCCATCGCAGTTCCTCCTTTCTAAATTATCTCACAGTATGATTATACCTCCTACGCCGCAAAATGTCATTACTTTCTTATAATTTCCTTACTTCCGAAATACATCAGAAGTGCTCCTGTGATAAAGCTAATAGTCGGTATCAGCAGACACTCGCTATCGGCGCACGACACGCCGAGTGCCAACAATATTAAACCGACAAATAGTTGCATTTTGTAAAAAAATTCTCTGATATTATTCATTTTTAAACCTCCCAAAGTGTAACCTGTGCATTATGCTTATCTAATCTTTCTTTGCTCTTTTGATAATATTCTTCATCAATCTCAAAGCCTACATAATCAAACCCCAGTTGCTCACATGCTATCAAGCTACTCGCACTACCTACATGCGTATCGAGGATCTTGTCACCCTCTTTTGCATAATTTGTTAATATCCATTTATATAAAGCTACAGGCTTTTGAGTCGGATGGAATCGCAATTCTTTATCTTTCATATTGCCTTGCAACATTCCATTCCATAAATATCGAAATATACGTGCGACACCACATCCTTTTGAACACCAAGCATATTCGCAATCTGCAAAATCGTTTGTCATGGAGTCCATTGTTCTCTTGTCCCAAACGATAAAAGATTTCGATGGTGGCAAGCAATCTGTAAAGTAGTTGCCCCCCCATATAATCTGTTTTTTACTAACTCGGCGTAATTCGTCAAAGTATTCTTTTGGTGGGCGAATATCCCACTCGCTATGACGATAATCTTTGCGATCAGCTAACGCTTTTCCTACACGCTCCACACCTTGAGTATATCCCATAGTCCCTACACCAATACCGTAAGGCGGATCTACTATAGCGAGATCGAAAAAATTATCAGGATACCTTTTCATACCATACATGCAATCTTCGTTGTAATACTCACGCATATATAACCTCCTTTCTAAGCTATCTTGCATCTTGTAAGCACCGTCTGCTTATCACCCTTGTACTCGCTGTGCTCTTTGACTGTGCCTGTGACTTTACCTGTCCAGCCTTCCTCGATGTCGAGATGCTTTGCGGTCTTCCAAGTGATCGTATTGCCGTTGACATCAGCAAACTTATAAATGTATGATGTCTCGCCTCTGTAAGTGAAGTGAGTCTCGAACTGACATATTCTCGTGAGTGTTACGTCCACACTCAGCTTCTGACCTACTTCGCCGATATACTCGGATGATGTCTTCGGTGCGTGAGCATCTTTCTGCTCTTTAACGATCTTGTTTACCCACCAACAGTCGAAGAGTTCCCAAACGCCTACGTTGTTCTGTTCCGCTATCTCCTCGATACCGAGGGCAAAACAGTTGAACTCGTTTGTCTCGTGATCGAAGTGCCATCCGATGAAGTCGTTATACTTCGCTCCAGCCGCCTTGAGTTCGTCTTTGATCTCATAGGTATTGCCGAGAACGATCCAAGCCTTGCCGTCTTCGTTCATTCCGAACTTCTTGAAGAACTTTGCGTTGTCTTCAGGTGCTTTTGCCCTTGCCCTTTCAAGTCTCTTAGCATCGAGCTTTGCCTTGTACTCAGGTGTATATTCCTTGAATATACGTGGCTTGATAGCCTTGCCTGTGCCGCCGCACTCGTAACAAGTCCAACCTGTATATGCCCAAGCGTCTGAGCCACCAGCACCGCCACAACGTGGGCATGTATAATTCGCATAATACTTAGTGCCATTCTTATCTATCTTGATTAACGTAGACATTTGAAACCTCCTACTTGCCAACATTATATTACACAATGATTATAATTGCTTGTAATCATCATATCAATACTTTTTTATATTTTCTTTTATTTTTTAATATTTGTTTATAATAATAATGTACATAATATATACATTTAGTAAAAGTTGTATATATAAGCAAAAATATATATAGTTTACCAAAATGTATATTTTATGTACACAAGAAAAGAGGGCGACTTATTCAGTCACCCTCCGCATCACGCTTTTGTATAGTGGTGGATTAATCACCGAAAGTGTACTCATTAATTCGTCCATTATACTCATGATCTCGTCCACATCTCTGCCGTAGATCGCATCCGCAAATTCTGTACCGCTCTGATATTTTACTGTGTTTTCGGTTTCATTCGCAAACGAGTAGTTCGGCATTTCCGAATAACTCGGCTTTTCTGCCATGTGGTCGAGAATTGTGTAAAAGCTCGCCAATTTGATACAAGTGTTAGCGTTCGGATTGCGTTGCCCCTGACACTCCGCAATCGCCTCGTGCAATTCCTGTTCAGTAATCAAGGGCAATCACCTCCTACTGCATTTGCTCGATTTTCTGAATGAATCTCTGAAACTCCATGCGTGTCTGCTCGTCAGGAGCGTCCTGCATTAGATCACGCAGTTCATCGATCATCTCGTCTCCAGCCATAGAATAGCCGCCTCTCGATGAATATCTGCCCATAGCGTCACGCTTTGCGTTTCTGCCTCTGCCACGAGCGTACGAGCCTTCGCCTTCATAGCGGTAACTGTTGCCGCCACGCATCGATCTTCCGCCCATGCGTGTACGCCCGTTCATACCGCCACGATCATCGCCCATTGCGTATGAGCCGCCGTCCATGCTGTACATTTCTTCCTCTCCGTACATCTCTTCGCCCTTCAGGAGATTTTTCTTGAAGTGTGCCAGCATGTCGCCGTACTGAATCTCAGCCATAGACAGCTTGCCTTCCTTGTCCGCTTTGCGTTCGAGTTCTTCAAGCTCATCACAAATGTAATCTATCAGTTTGTGCATGTGTATACCTCCTTTCTATGCGATTCGTGTAATTGTAAGATTTGCGTTCTGCACTTCGATAACAGGTGCTGGTGTTACCATTGGGTCAGTCGTAGCAGGAACGGCGTCCACACTCAGACTGAAACAGCAACAACGTGGCACTTTGATAATCGCAGTGCTGGTAACATTCCCGAATTCCTCAACCGCCGCTGGTGTGAATATCGCTCTGCTGGTAAGTCTCGGCTCGCCGTTCACAGCTATTGCGACTGCGATCGGTGTAACCGTGCCACCCTCAGGGATAGCGATGTTTCCGTTGAATGTCACCTGATACTGTGCAAACTGATTGCAACACGAATTACCTGACGCTCCCTTGAGAATAAAATTCCCTGTATTGCCCTCGTGATATACATTTCCACGTGAGCAAGGAATAGATGTGTCGAACAGGATCGGTGCATTCAGCGCAACTTCCTGAATCGGGTTATACAAAAATTCACAAGCCATGAGCGTCACCTCCTAGAAGTTGTTTCCACATCCACAACCGCATCCGCAGTTGTTGTTAGATGGGCAAGTGAAGATTGGAGTCATGCCGTAAACAGGCATTGACGGAATAGGGCAATCACGCAGTTCTTGTACGAGGCGATTTGCCGTAACTGCATTGTCAGAACGGAGAGTCGCTGTCTGAACATCCTGTGAAGCCTGTCCTCTTGCGTAGAGGAGTTCCTGTCTGAGCTGGCTGATCTCATCGTTCTTTGCATCGATCTTGTCAGCGCAAAGCTGATCTTTTATGCTCTGAATGCCGCCATTGAGTGCAGTCAGGATATCCCTTGTGTTGTTGGCATCAGCAAACCGTGTCGCATTACCTTCGTTCTGAATGATGTTCTGTGTTTGGCAACTAGCGAGTCTGTTTTCACAGCAACAATCAGCGAACTGACTTCCGAGTGCATTGAAGCCCTGATTCATAGCTGTCTGCATAGCAAACGCCTGATTCATGTTAGCCATCTGTCTTGCATTCGCTCCCTGCTCTACGCCAGCGAATCCGTTAGCAAGAGACATCTGAACATCCGAACAGCAGTTGCAAAGCTGTGTGGACAGATTGCCGATGCTGTCTCTGATCGAGGTCACGTTGTTGTTCAGCATCTGATCTCTGAAACCATCAGTTGTGATCTCAGCCTGATTCATCCACGGATAGAGCATTGCGCCGTCAGCGGCAAATCCACCGACTCCACCGCCGAAGCCTCCGCCCCAGCCGTTATTGCCCCAGCCGATGAGAAGAAGCAGAATGATCCAACCCCAGTCTCCACCGAAACCGCTGTTGCCGAAACCACCGCCGTTTCCGTATCCACCGCCGTAAAGTGGTGCTACTGGCATTACCATGTCAGAGCCGTTTCCATCTGTTAAAGCCATAGTAAATTCCTCCTTGTAAATTTTATTTATGTCATCAACGCCGTCCGCTCGTTGGTAACATTCGCATAATCTGCTGTGCCCTATTCACAGCCATGTTGAGTTGATTCTGTGTTATTCTTCCTGAGTTGAGCATCTGCTGGATCATCTGATTCGGATCTCCGCCCTTCTGCTTGAGTTCGTTTAAACTCTGCATGAACTGATTGGGATTGAATCCTCCGCCGCCCTGATTCATCTGATTGAAAAGGTCACTTGCCATCAGTCCGCTCCTTTCTCTTATCAGCAGTACCGTTCATTCGCTCGAATTTTGACTTGAGAGACGATATTTCCTTTTCAAGAACAGATATATCGCCTTTGGTCGCATAGTCGTTCTGAGGCGAAATTTCGGCACTTCTCGGTGCAACGTCACGCATCGTATAGTCGAGGATTTTTATGCTCGGCATTCCTGACATATCTGCTGACTTGATATATATGACATTCGCTTCAGAATCCCACAGAGGAACGGAACTGTTCGGTGCGATCGGATAGCTCTTAGCCGCCGCTTCACCCTGCACCCATATAATCCCATTATTGATCTGCGGCTGTTGCGATTGTGGCTGTGTCTGTACTGGTGTCTGCATCTGATTCTGCTGAGGGTAGTACATCGGCTGATACCCAGCAGGGAAGTAGTTGTTATATGCCATTACTCTTCTCCTTTCTCATGCCAATAAAACTGAGGCACTTCCTGAGAAGAATCCCAGCTATCGAACAAGTCTCCATCGTGAACAGTTGCCACGTGTCCGCCGAAGCCGAGAACGAAAGTACCTCGTGGATGATCACGGCAGAAATCTTCCGCCGTATAACAATCAGGACAGGTGTCAGGTATGGATTTACGATAAAATCCGTTTTGACGCAAAACCGCTCCCCACACGCTATTAGCATTCATAACGTCCCCCATCGAGAAGCCGTTCATTGTGAGAAGCACATACGCAGTCTCCCAATCTATTCTGAGTGCCTTTGCGATCGCTCTCACAGCGCAGTCTCCAACTCTGCGTCCTACAGGATTCGGATTGTATTCAATAAATGCCATACCTATTCACCTGTCCTTTCAGGTAAATTTTGGCACTAAAAAAGCACGCTCACAATGAAGCAAGCGTGCAACTTTCGTGCAAAGAAAAAGACGGACAGCATCTTCCGTCTTTCTCTGTAGGTATTTATTTTATGAAAAGAGCAACCCCGAAATGGGCTACTAATATTATAACATGTCACAAGTGCTTAAACAACTGCTCCTGAGATTTGTACACAATATTCTTTATCTGTCGGACAGACATATCGAACTCCTCACTTAGCGGCTCGAAACAGATGCCATCAAGTAGCGATCTTTTCAGAATCGCTCTGTTGCGTTCTGCGTGCTTGTGGCATATCACCCATTGATCGATTGCGTATTCAAGTTCGCTACGAGAATATTCCGACAGGTCTCTTTTCATTTTCTAATAATTACCTTTGAATTTTTACCGTAAGTGTGTACTCTATAGCGAGTCCCCTTCACCTTACTCCTTTTCTTCCTTATTTTCTTTTTGACTATCACTCTGCCCATTGTTAATTATTCCTGACGCTCCATCGCCCATATATGCGGCATTGCTACCGTCCATACTATCAACAGTTATGTCAGAATAGTCGTACAGAGAGTCTTGATATTTGTCATACGCTATATACCCGAAGAGTAAAATAATCACAAGCACAAGCATTTTGATAATTCGCTCAAGTCTCGCACAATCATATTCATGCACAAACACAGGCATAGTTGCCATATCTTTTTCATTGGTTTCTCTTTCCATAACGTCCTCCTACTTTCCTACTTTGACTTCAGTTAAAAACTTGTGCACCTCGTCTTCCTGTTCTGCCATCTTGCCCGTATTGTTACTCGTCCTCAGATGCTCAAGTATGGCAAGATCGTCTTCCAGCAATAACGAGATAGCTTTGAACAAAAACACCGATTGATCTTCAAGTGCCTTTATTCTATTATCGTCTGAGCTAAACTTTTTGTCAATGCTATCAAATTGTTCTTTAAGCATCAACGTGATGCCCTCTTTCAGTTCTTTCTTTAAGTATTTCACTCCGCCATACAGACCGCCAATAAACACAAGGAATGCGGCAACTTGTTCTAGGGTAATGTTTTGAACGAATTCCATCATGTCTCACCTCACTTCGTATCAGTATGGACTGCGTTGCCCATGCTCGGTGCGCTTGTCGACACGATCTTGTTACCGCTCGTCTTGCACCCATTACCGTATGAGTAGTGGTGGTTCTTCAGCTTCATAGCGTACCTGATGACCTTCTTGCGACCCGAGAGTTTATCCGTCAGCCCTTTGAATACAAAATCCACCGCATAGCCTGTTTTGTGCCGTGAGTCAGGAATACCGCCTACCTCGGCATTGTACCTCTCACACCTCAGACCGCTTGTGATTATCATCGGCAGACCGAAGTGAGTACGTATCGTCTGAATGTGCTTCAGTTCTTTTGCTTTCATCCGTGTCGGATAGCCGCAGCAGAAACGACCGTTGCAACCGCATCTGAACTCTTGTGGTGTGAAATTCTTTGACGCATATTTCTTGCAATTCCGCAAATGCCGCAAAAGAGCGTCCGTATCTTTTCCGTAGATGCCGTCCCAATCCGATGGACGCAAAAGATACTTCTTTTGCAACTTGAGAATGTTGGATTCGTTGTACTCACCGAGTCCAAGATACTCAAAGTACTCTTTCCGCTTTTCAAGTGAAAGAAGTGCCATTACTCGTCCTCCTCATACTCAGCAAGTGCGTCCGATTCAAGCATCGCCTGATTCTCATCAAAGTCCTCGTCCTCATCCTCGTCAAAGTCATCCACTATGCCGTGCTGTTTGCCTGTCAGCTTCGAGATGAGGTCACTGAAGTAGTTCGAACCTCTGGAGAACAGAATACCTGTGAGTATCATGTCAAGCACAGGATTGATGTGCAGTCCTTCGTAGATTTCCGAAAGCCCAGCGTTGAAAAGCTGGGTATGGAATCCGAACGCAAGCCCTATGCCGATGACGATGGTCACAAGCTGTGTGATCGCTGTCTTGTACTCATATTCCTCGAACATATACATGATCGTCTTGGCATACTCAACAAGAGCCTCAAGAACGATCGCAACCATTATGATAAGTGCTATTGTTTTCATTTTGTTTGTCCTTTCTACAGATAGACCGCCGTATGTACCTTCGGCTTTTGCGTGGCAACGAGAATGTCACCACGCTTCAGCTTCGTCTTACCGTGCTTGTACTTGATAACTTCAAAGCCGTATGGTTTCCATTTGCTTGGAAGTGTCCTGCTGTTGTTCTTTCTCGGTGTCCTGATGCCAGCGTAGTTACAGGCGACAGATGCCAAATTGCAACAGTTGGTGGTCGTGGTCTTTTTCAGCTTCGAGCAGTCGAATCCCAAATCGTCCACAGCGTCATACAGCTTGGCATTCTTATCTTTGGCATTGCTGTACTTTATCTTCTTACACTTGACAGCCTTCTCCATGCCCTTTGCTATCTTGTTACGCTTGGATTCGTCTATGGCTCGGAGCACATAAGTCCAATGGTACGCCGTGCCTTTTTTCTTTGAGTAAGGGAACTTGCGTATCTGTATTCCCTTGCGTATTGCCTGTGCTATTTTAGCCATTGCAGTCTCCTCTCACAGACACGCCGCTGTTAT